TCATGACCCAAGCGATACACGATATCGAAAACCCGGTCAATACACTTTTTTGGGGTTGACAGCATTTTCCCAAACAGGTAACCTAATAGGTATACAATCCCTATAGGGGTAACCCTGTTATGAAAAAACCTATTAAAATTAACCCTATAGCTAAATCTCTTAGGGAACCTTACTATAAGAGTAAGACGGTTCCTGACAAACGAAGACAAAAGCTAGACAAACAGGTTAAGAAGGAAACACGAGATGCCAAGACCGAACAAGATACTTGAACCGACAAAGACGTACAACCTGTTGATGACCGTGTCGCAATACGATAAACTATCCGTATACTCCCACGACATGACGAGGCGAAGCTTGGAACAGGTGTCCGTGGCTGACTTGATACGCGATGCCATAGAAGTTTACCTAGAAGTTCTGGAGGGTGAGAATGAGGAAGATTAAACTATTCAAAGACCGCAAGGGTCAAGACTTGGTGCCGGTTCTTGTGGACTCTTCTGCCGGACGGTACGAGGTGGTTGCGCCGGTTTCTTCTGTTCGTATAGGGGAGACTGAACGTAAGCTTGTCAAGTCGAAAGATTGTGTGGACTATCCCAAGTGGGTTACTTTGTTTGTTAGCAAAGACGTAAAAGAGTGCAAAAAGTGGCTTGACAAGTATCGGACAGTGGTGCTAAAGCTTTGTACACCGTATGAGGTGTCCTCGTGACCGCTGAGTCTTACCGTGTGGCCGAGACCAAGTTGCGTTGATTCCGGTGTAGGTTGCGTGTCGTAAGCAGCCGGAAACACATCTCGTACGGTATCCCCTACGAAGTTGGTAGGTCGTAGGGTTTCCTTTCTAAGTTGGTTCCAAGTGTGAGCAGGGCTGGTCTTTTTGACTGGCCCTGTTCTTTTTTGTTTGACATGCCTTTTTCATACCTGTATGGCTAAGTAATCGAAACGCCAACACACAAGGAGATTGGCACATGGAAATTACAGTGAAACAACGCCGCGAACTTTTAACGGCACACAATCATCTCAAGACGATGCTTTCATTTGCAGAAGAATGTCACGACTTGCACCTGTCGGACTTGGAAAAGATGAGCCATATCGTTCACATCTTACACAAGACGTTCAACTTCTCTCCAGACTTGGACGAAAGCGGTAACCGTCAATACTGGTCTGACTGGGTTTTCTCTGAGGATGTTGCGGAGCCGGAAGATGACTGAGAACCACGTTGAATCCTGCAAGTGCTGGGACTGTGGTGGCTGGGGGAAGGTCGAGTACGAAGAACCCCAGCCCGACCCTATCATGGGTGGTGAACTTGTCGGTAAGATAGGTCATTGTCATCTCTGTCATGGTGGTGGCGAACTGTACCGCACCAAGCTGACACAGACCACAGTCATTCGTGCATTCCTGACACAGGCAAAGAACGCCCTCGAAGACATAGACCTCATCGACAGCGACCTCGACTTGGCATATGGCAGGATTGATGACGTAATCGGTGACATTGAAAACTACGAACGAAAGGTAGGTACACGAGATGGGTAAGGTAAACGATTGGCTGATAGAGATGGAAGAAGACGCCTCGTACATGACGCGCCAAGAATTTATGGACAAGCACGGCGAGACTGTGGCCGAAGTGTACGACGAACTGCAACTCAAGTGGCAGCAAGACCACGCCGAACCCTCGGAGCCTGACGATGTGGGTTGAACCCAAGGACGACCCCCGCCTCGAAAGTGTGGCTGACAAACTGGCCACGCTAACGAGACAAATTGACAACGCAGACTGGGATGGCAAGCCGGTGACAAACGCGCAACGCAACGAGGCCCGACGCCTGACAAACTTGCAACGCCAAGGAATCTTGTGGGAGCCTAAGTTTTGACAAATGACAAACGGCAAACGCTGACAAAATCAAAACGAGACAAACCAACCACGCTTTCCCCGGAACACGCCTGCGACCTTTGTGGGCAACCTGCCATGACCAAGGAAGGCGACCGGCTGCGCTGCCCGCCCTGTTGGCTAAAAGAACAAGCAAACAAAATAAAACCTATTGACCGGGGCGGGTATTATCCCTAACGTTTGCCCATCGTTTTCTAACGAAGGGACAAAACTTATGAAAAAACAAATTACCTTAGTTGACCATGAACGCATGGTCCATAATGTCATGGCCTGCTACCGGTCTGCTGATTCCGTACAGGTTGCGGAAGGCTTGCTCTGGTATTCCGACGCACAAAAACAGGCGCATAATATCGCGGCCAAGTATGGCATCGCGGTCTATATTGTTGTGGCTGTTATCGCCGCGCTTTCACCTAATAACAAGTGGGCGCGTAATGTTGTCAATGCTGATGCTTTGATTGCCGCTTTCCTGCGCGGTGACGGCATCGACGCTGTGAAGGTTTCCACCTATCACGCCATGAAAAAGAAGGCTTGGGATATATTGGTGGCGCGTCCGGACTATGACGGGGCAAAGCGCATGCTAAAGGGTCAAAAGATTACATCGTTTTTCTGCGACATCATGGGGGAATTCAACGTGACCATCGACGGCCACGCGCGAAACATTGCCTATGATGAGCGGGTCGGGTTGACTGACGACCGCACAAATATCGGTGTCCGTGAATATCGCGCTTTACAGGCGGCGTATGAAGAAGCGGCGCGACGCCTGAAGCTTATGCCCTATCAATTACAGGCAATCACTTGGCGCGTCTGGCGGGACCGCCACGGCATATCGTGACAAACCGGCCACGCTAAATAGATGACAAAAAAGCCACGCTAAGATTTTTTGGAGTCTGCTTGTTCTATCGGGTCGCCGGGTCAGTGTGGGGGCTGGGAACGGGGCGGACATCGGGTGTCGCGAGTCGCGGGGCGGCACCCACCCATCGTTGCCGAATCGTCAAAAAAGATTTGTGCAAACGCAAAAACCATGCCAAGATTCACGAACTGGCACGGGATGCCAGCAACCAATAGAAGGAAACATTTACCATGTTTGACTTGATACCGAACGAACCCCGGCAGGTTGCCGGGAACGGCTGGGAATACCAGCACACCGACATCACCGACCTGTCCCTGTATGCTGACCGCTGCCGGATTACAAAAGCACCGGTTGCCGCCTTTGTGAGTGAGCCAGACCCGGACAACCCGGACACCCTATGGGAAACACCTCGCGACCTTCCCGGCTTTTCCGCCTTGGTCAATGCCGCGACCGGTGATGTGCTGCCGACCCGGCCCGTTGCGGATTCTTATAAGCTTGTGCCACATGACGACTTGTTTGCCATGCAATCCCGGCAACTTGCGGAAAGCGTCTTGCCGACCGACAACGTTACCGTGATTGACCGGCTGTACGATGGCGGCTTGCGGGCACACCGAACCGTCATGTTCAACGACCTCGACGCGACCATCGGCAACGATGGCGACCGGGTTATGTGCCGGATGGACGTGTTCAACTCTGTGGACATGTCTTGGGCTTTTCAGATTTTCTCTGGGGCTTACCGCGACCTCTGCCGGAACACTTTGGTTTTCGGCGGGTCGAAGGCTTACCACCAGAAGCGAAAGCACACCCGGAACCTGTCCCCGGAAGCCTTGGTTGGGAAGGCGACAATGGGTCTCGAGTTTTGGGAAAACGACCGGGACAGCATGGAAGCCATGCGGTCAACCCCGCTGACCCGTGACCGGTTCGCTGACGTCTTGGCGGATACCATCTGCCGAAAGCCGGGGATGGATAACCTAGAAGGACACGGGCACCCGGTGAACGAGCGGCTGCTGGGCTACTTGTTGCACCGGTACGACGAAGAAGTATCCGAACTGGGCCGGACCATGTGGGCGGCATTCAATGCCCTGACCCACTGGTCAACCCACTTGGACACCGAATGGACGACCGACGACGGCAAAACCTACCAGACCGGGCGGTCCGGTGCGAAGCCTCACATGGTCGAGCGAAAGCGCCAGAACGACGTTCGCAGCGTTCTTGAATCTGACGCATGGCTGGCGGTCGCCGCTTGATGGAAGCTTTGTATGTTATCTACCGCACAATCACCGTTGTGCTTCTCTGCCTGCTAATCTGGGCATTCTTCATCGTCTGAACATATAGAAAGGAAACAGACATGACACGCTTACCGAAAGAACTTATTACCCGTTTGCAGTCTCTTGCCGATGATTTCGAAACCCACATCCGCCGGGACGAACGGCAGCGGCTGCTTGCTAAGTTTCGGGACACCTTCCCGGCAACCGGCAACAACACCGACATGCACGGCATGCCCCTGTCTGTCCCCGTGACCGGTCGGCGGCTGGCCCCTAGTGTTGAAGCCTTGCGGTCTGTGTTGGCGGTGCGGTCTTATCCCGTGACCATCCGCACGGTTTGCCGGGAGTTGGATATTGCACCGACGGCGGCGCATTGGCGCATGAAGGAACTGCGGCGGGCCGGTTACCCGGTGGAAACTATCCGCACGGGCGGACGGCTTGCCAAGTATCGCTTGGCCTGATACAACAATGGGGCGGGCGCGGTTGCCCGCCTCAACTGTTAAGGAATGGAACCAATGAAAATAGAAGTATTCGCACACCACAAGGACACCATCAAAAGCCTTCAGGGAAAGGCTGAATTGTTCGCCACGCGCCGGAAGCACAAGACGTTTGACGTGTTCAAGCTGCATGGCACTGACCAGTCTGGCGTCCCGTTCGATATCAGCTTTTACATCGACCCGGGCCAGCAATTCAAAATGGATACCGTGTGGACATCCGACCATCCGGACAACCCGAAAAACACCTTTTCGGCGGCTGACGACTAGCCGCGAACCCGTTACCCTGCCGATGGGGGGCTAATACCTCGGCAATCTTCCTCCCTTAACTTGCCCCCGGCCCTTAGTGTCGGGGGTCTTTTTATGTCCGGGCTGTGTATTTAATCAGGCATCGGGCTGTTTCCCTTGGGTTTTCCCCGGCTGTTCTTGCCCGTCTGTTGCTATGATATCGGACACCGGGGGGCAACCTTTTAGGAAATCAGCATGACAAATCAGCAACGCGCGGGTGCGCGGGCGGGCGCATGCACAGGTTGCCGGGACTGGTTGCCGGGGTTGGTTACCCGGCGGCGGCCCGTACCGTGTCGGCGATGTGACAAATCAAGATAAAAATCGTGCCGTGCGCGGGCACGCAAGGGCCACCCCACCCCCTGTACAATTGTCTAGCAATCCCGGGATATTTTTTGTATTTTTAGGTAACCTATATGGTATTCCCGGCAACCCGAGGGGGCACCCGCACTCCTCACTAGGGGGTTAAAGGAAAACCCGCGAACCCATAAGGGGGGCTTGCGGGTGGATATGGGGTTTACCCCGGCGGGTTGTAACGCCAGTGTACAGTCAAATTTCGCATTTGTCAACAATTTTTTGTACTTTTTGGTTGACATGGCGGGTAACTAGCCCTAAACTACTAGGTTGCAAGGAGATTTTCCCCCATGTTCAAAGCGATGGTAATGGTTTGCGCCCTTTCCACCCCCGGTGAGTGCGTCAGGTTCGACGACACACGGGGTCCGTACCCTACGTACGACGAATGCAAGGCCCGTTCGCAGGAAATGGCTGCGGGCGTGGCTACTATGTTCCCCGTCCCGGCAACTTACGCCTTCAAATGCAAGGAACTCACAGGCACATGAACCTACTTCCCCAGACAAACAACCGCAAACCGGCTCTCACAGACAAACAAGAGACCTTCTTGGACGCCCTCTTCGAAAACGGGGGTAACTTAGCAGCCGCAGCAGAGGTTGCCGGGTATTCCAAGGGGTCCACCGCGTGGTTGCGGGACCGCCTAGCCGACGAAATCGTGGAACGCACCCGCTCCCTGCTTGCCGGACACTCTCTCAAGGCCGCGAACAAGATAGCAAGCCTCGTAGACAGCCACGACATCGAACGTGGGGACGAGTTACGTATGAAAGCAGCCGAGGCTGTCCTCAACCGGGTAGGTCTCGGCAAACAAGAGACCATGAACCACAACGTGACGGCAGTTCACGGCGTTGTCCTGCTTCCGCCCAAAAAGGATGTAGTAATAGATGGCTAAACAAGTTACACCCGAACAGTATGCTGCAGGAGTAGACCGTGGAATACAGGAGTTGCGTGAACAAATCCAAGAACTTTCTAGCGGAACACGAGGAGCAAAGACTCTGAAGTCTGGTTTGCGGTCAGGAACTGTCGCGGGCCGAGAGTTAATGGTAGAGGACGCTGAAGAAGCTGCCAGACTAAAAAACGATTTGGAAAAAGCCCTTAAAACTGCGAACCAAGCAAAAGAAGGTTATAAAATTCGTTATTCCCAAGACCCCTATCAAAATCTATCGGCAAAGCCTGATGAAGTCACATACAAATATCCGTATTCAGACTACTTTCTGAAAGCGCATCGTGGACGTAAGGCATCATCGAGTTCTGAAAAAGACTAATGGCTCCTCGCAAACGCGTCCTAGTCCCCCCTGACCCGGCGACCGTGGACAAACCCCGTGGACGGGGACGCCCCAAGAAAGACCCGAACCAGCCCACCGCACAGTACAAGTTGAGTGACCGGGAGCGGGCACGACGTTCCGTCCAGATGAAGTTGCGTAATGCAAAGAAGGCCGCTGCCACGCAGCAGATGAAGGCCAATACGAAAAAGAAAAAAGTAAAGAACTTAAAAGAAACTGCCAGTAAAGTAGAGAAGGCTCTCAAGGGTGAAAAAACTACAGTCATTGACCAAGGTGATTTGGAAAACTTGCCGGGAGCAGTTAGCGACCTTGTCGATGGTAGCCCGGTTATCTTTCGACCAAATGAGGGACCGCAAGAAGAGTTTCTCAGCGCGTCTGAACAGGATGTTCTATATGGAGGTGCTGCAGGAGGAGGAAAATCTTTTGCCCTGCTGGCTGACCCTCTTCGGTATTGTCACAACCCTAATCACCGTGGGCTTCTTCTTAGGCGTACTCTGGACGAACTAACAGAACTCATCGACAAATCGAAACAACTCTACACCAAGGCGTTCCCGGGAGCCACGTTCCGCGAGTCGAAGTCTACGTGGGTTTTCCCGTCTGGCGCAACCATCTGGTTCACCTACCTCGACCGGGACAAAGACGTAACTCGTTTTCAGGGACAGGCATTCAACTGGATTGGCATAGATGAAATCACGCAATACCCGACTCCCTATGTTTGGGATTACCTGCGTTCTCGTCTTCGTTCTACTGACCCTGAACTCCAGCAACACCTGTGCATGCGCTGCACAGCCAACCCCGGAGGAGTGGGTGGTTGGTGGGTCAAGAAGATGTACAT